GGTAACTTCGTGACACCATTTGATTACGATAATACAGCTCTTACAGTTGACAACAAGCGCATTCTTTACGAGAACCTCAATTATCTCACTCTAAAGTTTGATGGTCAGGACATTATTACAGAAGAAACTGGCAATGTTCTTATGTTGAAAGCTGTCCAGGCGGCGATACATCACTCCAAGACACAACTCATTAGGAGATTCTATTCTTATAGCTTTGCTTTACAACCAGAGGAGGCTTATCCAACTGGGCAGGTGAATATGAGTAACGTAAAAGAGCAAATACTCCACCTAAGTCTAACGTCGTGTCCAGATTTTGCCAGACAAATTCGGGTCTACGCAGTAAACCACAATATTCTCCGTGTTGGTGAGGGAATTGCGCAATCTCTTTTTACTCTTAAATACTAAAGATGAATATGCAAAGTGGTTTTGGTGATGCTGGAGACAGAATGGCTGAACAGTACATTGAAACAATGACTAACATTCTTCTTCCTGTTTTTGAAAAGGGTACCCTACTCGCAGCCGAATATTGCAAGGCTTGTGGGAGAGACACGTTACTCTCAGAAGACATGGAATATGCGATGAAATACTGTGCTATGAACGCAGTTGGTGAGACTGTTGGAACTATGTTCCCAGATCTATACGAAGACGAAGATGACTCTGATGATGAGGAAATGGAGGTTGTAGACTCAAACGAGTGTCCCACATTTGAGAGATACTCAGGCGTAGATCCACAGTTCATTCGAGTTAACGAGGCATACGATCGCTGGGATTCATGGGTGCCACAAAACCCGACAGAACAGATGTTAAAAAATGCTATTAATAGTAATGAGCCAATGGGAGCCTGAAGGTTGGAACTTTGACGATTCTGGAGTAAAACTTCATGTTTATGGTGATAACGATTCAGACAGCAGCTCTAGCGGAGATATATCAGGGGACGATCAACTCTTTGCGAATTCAAAAAACGTTAAAAAAACCAAGTATAAAAAAATTGAAAAGGAAGAATTGTTACCAGAATAAATAATTTTCCTAACCTATAGTATACTACTCACGATGAAGGCGGCTATGCAAACTGTCACCCTTGTTACCCAGGAGCTGGAGACCCAGTCTCTCAACGCGATTGTTGCCGGTTTCTCTTTCGCGGCGGCGATGTCCTGGATGGATGTCGTCCGTTTCATCATTAACCAGGTCATTAAGGTGCCCAAGAATGGTGGTACCCAGTACGCGCTCACCGCGGTGCTTACTACCCTCCTCTCTATCGCGGTCTACATGATGATCTCCACCGTGTCTACTCGCGTATCCAAGCCTGCTCAGCCCGTCTATGCCATTACCCGCTAAGTGGGTGGTGGAACGGGTGGGGCTTTAGATCCCCCTTTCATAAGAAACATCAATACAATACCGAAGAAGGCAATAATGCCTATGTAAATATAGACTTCCTGGTTGTACAGAATCTCGCTTCCCAGATTCTTTACTTTCTCCTTTTTCTTCTCCTTTTTCAAAAACTTGTCCAATGGAACTTTGGTTAAACCCTCAAGCTTGTCCGTGGAACACTTAATCTCAAACTTTAGAACGTGTTCGGTGTTACCAACTTCATATGTTGTGAGAACGCCGTTATTCATGTACAAAAATTCAATTCCTATATCTTTGATAACCTTCTGTGGTCCTGAGTGAAATCGGTGTACGAGGGGATCATCAGAACCGTTAAATGTTATACTGGTTGTACCATCGAGAAGGATATGACCAGTGTAATGTGGTGTACCCGTTTGACCACTATCTTGGGGTCTCCCCACATACACAGATTGATTGAGTTCGTCTGAACCTGAAGACATTCTCAAAATTAAGGAATTGGGTGAAGGTGATTGAGGTGTAGGAATACGTGCAGACATAAGTCGTATCTCTTCGACGTGATATATGGGATTTTCTAACGCAATGACATAGTTGTTAGAGTTTGGGTATACACTCGAATCACGCTGACTACTATCTATGCTTAGGGTATGGACCTTCATTAAAATATAGGCACAATATTTTAATGAGTGTTTTCAACAGTTTGAGACAAATATCTAACGATAAAGGGCATGTGAAAGAGGATTGTTTTGTAACTGCTTGGCGGCGAGACCAAGATTCTTGGAGTTGGGATTTTCATTACCCTTGTAAGGGTTGAACTGGTGGAACGTCTTGCTCTGGTACTGTTGGGTCCATCCACCGTCAGCCGCATTCATGCGTCCATCAATGCGCGATGTATCACTGCGAACCGCGGTAAGTTTACCACCCTGCTTGAGGGCGCTCTCACGAACATTCATACGACCAGCGTTGCCCATCCTGTTTGGCTTGCCTCTACGATCTTCTGGGCGGAAACCATACTTGGCGAGTTCCTCGTTGGTCTTAGCACTGACCCGGCTCGCAGCACCAGTGGCGTAAGCACCGTGGAAACTGTGAATACCTGGGGCTGGTTGGTTGTTGTACATGTACTGCTCATCGTTGCGATCAGCCTTGAACCTCGTGGGATCTTGGGCGAGCGTCTGAGCCGAAACCATACGCTTAGCACCATTGTACCCTAAGCCATCATTGCGCATACCAGTTTCGGAACGGTTGGTGGTTCTCTTAGTTCTCTCATGCTCGTTACGGGGAACGACACCAGTCATGCCCTGAGCGCGACCAGCCATAGTAGGTAACCTAGAGGGTAAGTAGGAGGTTGTCTCGGGTTTGTTATGAGTAAGTTGACCAACCTTCGCAGAGCGACCACCGGTAACATCCGCAGCTGGACCAGAACGTCCTGGTAAAGTTGTAAGACGGTACTCACCAACATTGATAGGATTGACCCTAAACATCTGTTGATACCCACCAACAGCTGGCACATTGGCGTCAACACCTAAACCTGGGCCGACCAGTTGCTTCTCTACTGGAGAAAGGTTATTCATACGCCCCTGATCGAACATACGACCACGCATGTCAAGTAATTCTTGTCCACCACTTCGTTGCTGACGACCAATATCCGCGAAACTTGCCATCTCCTTCTTGGATGGGACTTCTACTCGGGAAACAAAATCATTCTCTTTGAATGTGGGAGGAAGAGCGGGACCAGCCCCACTATCATTTGCTAATGTGATATTTGCCTCTGGACTATAGTTTTCAGTCTTGGACTTACTTAAAGTCCTTCCAGCATAAACGAGACCAGCTACGGCTAAAACCGAAATAGGATCAGCCATTCTTATTTCTTACTGACATTTTTATTAACGTATCTTTTCTGGAAAAGACCATTTTGAAGATCGGCGCGGGTGCTGGCGGGTTCATATTTGATGGTGCGGAGAGGGACCTTGCATTCCATGTTGGACAGAGGGAAAAGATTGCGCTCATACGTCTGAACGATGTGCTTGTTGAAACGAGAAGTAGATTGAGGTCTAAGTTCGTCACTCGTATCGATGTATTTCGCTGGGGCACCCTTACCAGCCATATAAGGTGCGGTACCATACAACATAGTGTTGGGACGGGATCCGTAATTTAATTGACTGGGCTGAGGGTAAACGAAAACTTCATCGGTAGCTTTAACGGGTGGGACAGCACCCCTGTTCTCAATAATAGAAAGACCTGGTTGAAGCTGGTACGCCATTTATTATTACACAAGAATATTAATCTAACTATACGTTCCGCCACCGCCCCTCACGCGACCACCACCTCGGAGACCTCTGACATCTCCATCGGAACCAATTCCAGCAAAAGCCTCTAATTGAACACCCCTCGCATCAGGGTTGCAAAACTTCGAATCACTCTTACACGTGGGAGCATTCTTGGGACCATACAACCACTCAGCAAATTTGGTTTGATCGCCTGGAATTTTCGACACTGGCGCAGTAACAAACTGGCGCTCGAAAGCGTTACGCTTGTACATGGGTAAAGTGGAACGAGAACGTCCAGAATCATACGAAACCTGATCACCACTGAATTTTTTAATTAAAGGCTGGGCTGTGGCATAATAGCAGGCTTCCAGACGATTTGGGGCATCTGTGTAATCTGTCATGAGCACGTTACCGAGGGGATTCTCCTTGGTGGGCTTCTGACATACATCCGCTTTGTCTGTGGAACCATATGGCTCCTTGACAAGTTTCGCCTTGTACATCACATAAATGATAGATAACATCGTTGCGCCTAGAACGAATATACGAGGATCCCGACGAATCACGAATAAAACACACATGGTGTAAATAATAAATCGTGACGCCGAATTGATCCTATCCTCTGGTGTTTGTTTGCTGTTAGGCCAGAACTCTAGAATTTTTTTATTACTGACAAGTTGTTGAGGATCTTCGAACCAAACTTTCATTTAATATAGATGAGGTTTATTTTTTGGGGAGACGGCGAGTACCATTCTTTTTAGGAGCACCCAAATCCATATCTCCCATACCAGCCATCATACCAGACATAGAACCCATCATCTTCATGAGTGCATCCTGATTAATATCACCACCGTCACCTGACGCCATCTTATCAGCCACATCCTTGGCCATAGCCTCAATGGCGGTGAGGGTATCCTCGGGGACAGATTGGATGGTGGTTCCTAGAATGTACAAAGTTTGGAGATACTGCCAAACAGCATCCTTGGTACCATCAGTCATACGCTTCCATAGATTGATGATATCCAGTTCATTGAGAAAGTCAATATCCTTGGAATGAATGAGAATGAAGTCCTCATTCTTGGCAGAGACACTATCTGCGTGAGGTTTAACACTATCCATGAATCCATTAACTAGGAGACGAGGACTTGTACTCTTAATAAGATCGAATGAGGTTAACATCTTCTTAATGCTTTTTTCATCTGGAAAAGTCTTGTGCAATTCCACAAGAAATTGCCCCATCATGTCATTAAACGCAGTGACGGACGCCATTTTCTTAATAGTACGGTGTAATCTTTAAGTTAGAAAGGGTCGTTAGAAATAACCTCTTTTTGACCAAGGCCGTTCACTACAATTACATATACGAGAATTGCTACGAGAACAGCTGGTTTGGTGTATTGATTCATTTCTAATTTACCTTCATTATTCAGATACGCTTTCAGGTGAATATAACCCGCTGTTGTAGCACCGGCAATTAGGCCAGCATATACTGGGTCACGTAAATAGTCGGAGAGTTCCATTTAATTATAACCAACTTTTTTTGTACGGTAGTCTGGTGCGTCACCAAATAAAACATCATCTTCCTGCTGAGGCTGAGGCTGTGGCTCCATTGGAGGCTCTTGTGGTGGTTCAGATGTTTGAACGGTTGGTATGGTTTTAAACTCATTATCGAATTCACCTGGCTCCTCCATCTCAGGATTTCCCATTGGCTGCATTTCCTGGAGTTCCTCTGGGGCGGGTTCCATACCACCTTCTGGTTCGGGTTCAGGTTCCCCCTCCCCATCAAAGACGTCAGGATCCTCTGTATCTTGAACATCCCCATCTAAATCTATGTCTCTAGACTCTTGGGACATGTACGTCTGTAAAATCTGTTGAACTGGGATTAACTCCTTCACAGAGTTTTCAATAGCTGTACAGAAACGAGTAGTTAACTTCTCATCTCGATGGTAAATGCTCTGATCTTCATGGAAAACGTAGGGATCCCTGTAGAGATCCTTGGCGATGTTATTGTAACAGGTTTGGATGAAAACCTCGTTTGTTGGTAGTTTTAGGGAGATCTTCTTATTGTCAGCCTTAAGGCGGACCGCAGAGAGAATCTTTGTACAGGCAACAAAGACAGCCGCTAAAAGATCACTAAACCAAGCGCACCGGTTTGCGATGTTATCCGAATGCTGTTTAGACATAGCGTTA